TTTTGTCTTAGATCTTGTATAGGCAATTTCATTAATTTTTCTTCTTCAGCTGGGCCTACTTGTGCACCTCTTAATTCTTTAATCATTGCTATCCTACCTGAATTAGCTTTTAACATTTTACCTTTTTTAGCAAAACCCATTTTTCTAGTTACATCTGGTCTTTTTGCTTTTAATTTTCTTAGGCCTTCACCTTTAGGTCCCTCTGGAATTTTTTTTAACATGATCTCTCCCCCATCACTCTTCATATCTAATAAATCATTAAAATAATCTTTTGTGCTTGTTTTTTTTAAATCTGCTTTTAATTTTTTAACTTTAGCTTTTTTTTCTGGAGATAGTGTCGCTACCTTATATGCAATGTTGGCAGCTTCAATTCCTAATCCTATTGGTGTTGCAACTCTAGCAAATCTTGCAAGTTTACCTACTTTTTTTGCAGTCTTAGTAGCACCTTTTATTGAAGGTAACGCTTTTTTAGGATCAAAAATTGTTAATGCTTTTCCAGTAATTTTTGCAGGGGGTGCTGAAGTTATTTTTCCAGGTCTGTTAATTTTTGGCGTTGCAGTAGTAGGTCTATTTTTAAATTTATCTTTAATTGTAGTTAAAAGACCTTTTTGTGCAAAGTCATCAAATTTTTTATAGGCTTTAGATAATGCCTGTCCTGCTTTAAACATTGTTGTACTCATACTTCTATCATACCACCATAATACTTCTTGGTAAAGGTGCTCACATTTGTTGGCTTACCTCCAACCCCTTGAGGTTTAGCTCTTTTCCTTGCAACGGCACTCCTCCTTTGGGATTCTGTCATCCTTGCTGCTTTTGCAGCAGGAACGCATTTTGGATACTTTCTTTTTCGATCGGCTGCTAATTTTGATCGACCACATGGTGCGTAAGAACCATCTTTTCGCTTGCTCCCAATATCCACCCATTTTTGTGAAAACCATTTTTTAAGACTCATTAGAATACGCCTTTAAAATCTGCACCTTTTATGGCTGCACCTGCTCCTCGACACATACCGCCTTTTGTATATTTCCTTAAATTTGTATCCATTAATTTAATTTTAACTTTGTCACCGCTAGACATAATTCTATCTTTTTTCTTATAATTTTTTTTCTCTTTAGCTTCATCTAAAGCTCTTACTTCTGCTGCACTTATAGTTCTAGATTTTTTAGTCATTAATCATGCCTTTGTAATAACTACTTAAACTTTCATTCGATACTTCCATTCCTCCAAGATCTCCTTTTATGTAACTACCATTGTAAGGTTGATTAATTAATTTTCCGCTTTTTGCTTTTGTAATTGAATCTAAAGATTTAGCTTGTGCTTTATGTAAGCTTGATGCCTTGTGTAAAGCCTTTGCAACTTTTTTAATTTTCATTTCTCCACCAGCAACTTTACCAGCAGGTTTAGGTCCTCTAAAATCTTTTCTTTTTACACCAGATGGATCTTTGATTTTACCCGCACAGATTTTGCTAGCGTAGGCATTAGCATATGCGCTAGGGTACACTCGAAATTTTCTTTTAGCTGCGGCTTTACCTCTTGGGCATAATTTAGTCATGCCAGATTATACCATTTTTAAAGTTCTGAGTAAATGTCCTAGCTTCTCTTTTTCTTTCTTTTTATAGCTATTTCTACTCTTCTCTTCTTTTTTTTCTCATCTCTTGCACCACGTAGTTTTCCCTCTACTTGCTTAGAGATTTGAGCTCTACCTATAGTCATAATTTATCCTCATAAATTTATCTTTAAATAATTATCATTTACACCAAATACACCTTTTACAAAAAAATTTAAAGCTAAAACTATTCTATCATCTTTTCCTTCATTTGGAGAAGTACCATGTATCATATCACCTGGAAATATTATTATATCATCTGTTCGTGTTCTGACAGTGCAAGTAGGTGAGTTAAATAAGTTATATTTTTTTATTTGAAAATCAAAGTTAAAAGCTTGTTGTATAGCACTTTTTTGATTATAAAAAATTAGATCTCCACTTTTGCAATCTAAGTAATAAATTAAGCTAAAAAAAACATTAGGATGGGTGTGTTTATCATGAAAATTATTAGTGCTATTTTTAGTCATCCAACTATGAGTTAATAAAATTTCTTGATTGATGCTTAAAACATCAGACACATAGTCATTAGCTATTTTTAAAAGATAATTTTTTAAATTATATAAATTTGGGTTTTCTAATATATCAACACTTTTAGTCAGCTTTGTTCCATTATTATTATTTTTATACTCTTGACTTGAAAGAAATTTTTTTTCAGTATCTGAGAAATTATAATCGCTTTTTAATTTTACAATTGGTCTTCCTCCAAAAGGTGTGATTTCAAACATAATTATTTTTTCATTAAATCAAATCTTTTGCAGAACCTAATATTGGTTTATATTTTGTTTTACCTTCTGATTTGTAAGCATGTAAAAACGATGCACGTCTACCTTCAGGAATCCAGCTACAATGTATCCATCCAGAGTTAGGTTCACCTGGAGTGTAGAACTCAAGTATCATTTGATCTGGTTCAAGATTATTTTTAATCCAGTCAAATAATTCAGCATTGTCTGTGCCAACCACTTCAAAATCTGCAGCTTCTGCACGTGCATGCTGTGATCTGGCAGAACTACCTATTGCTTCGCATAATTCTATGCTACGAAAACCGCTAGTGATCTTTACCCTGCCAAAATGGTCACGCACCGGTTGAAGAATATTTTCACATAACGCTTTTAATTTTTCTATTTGCTCTGCGTTAGGATTATTGTTGATACCTTTACGTATTGCGGTGTCCGATTTTATTAACTCTGAGAGAGTGAAGTTCCGTGTAAGATTCATTTAAAAAAATTTATGTTAATATTAAATCTACAATTTTTATCTGTGCAATTTGTGCTACTATGTTGTTGTGACGAATCAAATAAAAGAACTCTGTTTTCTTTTGATTGTATAAACCTATCTCCAACATATGTTCCTCCATCACAATTATTTAAATATAGTATAGCACCATCGTGTTTAAAGTTATAGTCTCGATGTGGTTTATAAATTATTAATTTTTCAGTTCTTGGAAAACAATTAACCTTAGCTCTAAGTAATGCCTTAGCCTCTAATTTTTTAATAATTGGGCTTAATATATCCATATATGAACTCATAGGAACAAAACCATCGTAAAAGGTGTGTAGAAAATAATAATTTAATTTATCATTATCATTTACATATTCAGAATAATATAATGGAAATGAACTATGTATTATGGTTTTTTTAATTTTAAGAAAATCATTTTCTGATAAAAAATTATCTATTACTTGCATTATTTAAGTATAAGCTTTTTTATACTTTTTTCACCTAAATAAATTTCTGTCTCTGCCTCGCTACGTATACACTTATAAGATACGTTAGGATTATACTCTCTTTCAGCTACTCTGCGAGCCCGAAGACACGCAGCCATACTTTCTTGAATACGATGCTCTTTTATTTCTCCATCCCAGAACATAAGTAAGGCTACAACAACTTCTATCATTTATTAGCCCCATTTGTGTATCCAAGATCTCTGTTAGCATCTTTTAATTTTTCGATATCAACTAAAACTTTGTCCATTTGTTTTGTTAAAAATTCTATATTAACTTTGTTTAATGCCATTGACTCAATGTGTTTATTTAAACGATCGGTGGTTTTGTACAAATCCTCTAGCATCATGTATTGCTCGCTATCTGCGGGCAGTGATCCCATTTGTCCACGTGGCCATTTAATTCTAAATTCTGTGTTCTGTTCAACATCTTGTTCCATTATCTTTATTTTAGTGTCAGCAATGTTAATGCGTTCTACGATTTGAAAATAACCCATGGTGCCGAGTGCTACGATTACAATCAGACTAGCAACCGTTTTCATAGGCATCTGCACGGCAGCCGATTCAGATATGCTTAAAGGTTTATTACTCATTCGTAAGTTTTATCCTCCTCCCTTTCTTTTTCCTCCATATTATAAAACATTTTATCACTATCCTCTGTTACCATGTTATTATCCTCTGCATCCCAGTAAGTAGTTTGGACTTTATAGTCAGGCCAGCTGTTATCAGTAGTATAACTATTAATGTGCCACAGAAGACGATTATTAGGCTGAGCTGCATAATTACCATTATTAAGTTCCAATATATGTGCACACTTATGTTCTTGAGGTATTTCAGAATGTTCAGTATCCAAGATGTTAACATCTGGATGTGCCCAATCAATTGTGAATAAATATTTTCCATGATAAAATTTTTTATCCAATCCTAAAAATTTACCAGCTACACCATCCAACCAATCAAAGCAAGTAACACTAGGCCAGTAACTAAAACTGTTCCACAATTCCAACTCGTACGTCTGCATATTCGGCACAGAGGCTCTATCATATGATTTTTGGAAAAACGCTGAGATAGGCAAACGCCAATAGCATGCACCATTAGGTAACATGATGTTAAAAAGGATTGCCCGCCCTGAAATCGATGTAATACTGAAGATGACACACTCTTCACTTTCATTATGATGTTCTTTAAAGTCATAAAGATATTCCTTTCTTATCTTACAATATATCGGAGGTATGTTTGCGTTTAGATATGCCATGCTTATATTTTTCTCTCCAATAATTTTTTCTTTCTAAAATTCTTATTCTTTTATCAAGTGTATCATACCCTAGAAGTTTTTTAAGAAAGTGCGTTAACATTTCCATCTTCTTCTCGCTTGTCTTAATCTTGAATTTGGATCTTTGGCTGCTTTAGGAAATTTTTTCATTTGCCCAGCTGACCTAGCACAAAAGCTTTTTCTACGTTTAGCATCCTTTGAGCCAGGTTTGACTTTACCAGTCACAGCCGTTTTTAATTTTGACCCTGGATTAGCCCTTCTATAAGCAGCTACTCCAGCTTTTGTCATTCCAGCACCTTTTTCTGTAGGTCTAAAATTTTTCTTATTACGAGCTGGCATAACATCGCCACCTCTTTTAAGTTTAAGAATATCTGAATAATATTCTAAATTCATCTTACGTAAATGTTATTGTTACACCACCAGTATTAGCAATAGTCGCATGAATACCATCTTCAAACAAAATACCATTACCAGGAAGATACATGTCTAATCCCTCTTCTCCAAATAAGTATGTTGCGATTGTAGTGCCTGAAGCTCCACCACTTTTAAAAACAACAGATCCATTTGCAGAATTACCTTTACCTTGAATTGAAGTTAATCTAGCTCTTTTTCCTAAAGCCACCATTTGTGCTGTAGACGTAGCATGAGCACTCGATTGGTCTGATGAAAAACTTGATCCACCCATTATTTTCTCCTATGTTTGTGGCTCCCGAAGGAGCCACTAATTATTTATTATTGTGAGTCAAAAGGTGTAGCAATTGAACCTGAACCAACAAGTTCACCTTCAACAGCATATAAATTTGCTGCTATCGCAGTAAATTTAATTCTTGAACCTTTTAGACCACCAGTTGTAGCAACAGATGCTCCTGCTTCTCCATTTAAATTGACTTCATTATTTGCCGTAGCTGGAATAAATTGTTTTCCAGCGACTGAAGCATCAATTCCAATTGTTACACCACCAACAAATTTGTCAGCTGTGTTAGCAGTTTTAATAGTGCCAGTGAAATCGTCTATAAAAAGAATTTCAAAAGTTGTACCAATCGTGTTTGGATTGTTT